CGATCTGCGTCTTGCCGCGGTCGGCCTTCGTCGTGGTGCTCACAGCGTCACTTTTCCCTCCGGAGCCCGGCCTCTGGCTCGCTCGGCCAGGTAGTGGTTCACGGGCACACAATATCAATAAACCTAGGTAACCGCAACTTGCCCCCGGGAAGAGTAGAGGGAGGCGCGGCCGATGCAGCTCGACAGCAGGTTCGTCAAGATCGCGCACGATCCTGGCGACCCGGTTCTGTGCAGCCACTGCCCGTTCTGCGGCAGCGGGCAGATTACAGGCCGCAGCGACGGCGGCATCGACTGCGCCTTCTGCGGCCAGAGCTTCATCGTGCGCGTCCAGCCGGCTTTCCCCGGGATGCCGCAGGCCCCTGGCATGGGCGCGCCCACCGACATCGGCCCCGACATGATGGGCGGGATGCCGATGGATCCTGGCATGGAAGATGGCGAGATGCCGCCTGGCATGGAGGAACCGCCAGGTGCAGAAGACGAGGGGGACGAAGGCGCCCCGCCGTTCGGCGACGGCGGCGGCGGGGAGGACGAAGGCGGTCCTCCGTCTGGCGGCGGCGGTGATGAAGACGCTAGTGACAGCGGCCCGCCGCCGCCACCCTCGAAGGGTAAGGGCAAGTGCGACAAGAAGAAGCCGAAGAAGGAGTCTTCGCGCCGGTACCGCACCGTCGCCGGCGACGAGCTGACCGAGGACCAGTACGTCCGGCACCTGGCCGTGCTGTTCTCCGGCGGTCACCCGCGGGTGCTGGCCACGCTGCGCCGCGAGGCGGCTCACGATCCGCTGGAGGGCCCCTTCATGTCCGGCCGCCAGCTGACCGACTACAGCGATGACCCGGGCTTCGCCAAGCCGCCTGAGGGCGGCCGGGAGTACAACGGTCACTACAACCGCGGCTGGCAGTCCTCGCAGCGTGCGGCACGCTCGGCGGGCAACGGCCCGTCCGCCCTGGAGCGTGCCGACGACCGCCGCGAGCCGGACGCCTGGTACGACGGCTACCTCGACCACGCGACCGGCCGGCCCAAGTTCCACTCCCGGGACTGCTCAGCCCCTGATCACGACACCGGCAGCTGCACTCTGGTGCACAAGGCAGCTGCCTCGTGAGCGGCCCGGCCATCGACCTCGGCAGCGGCCACACGATGCAGTGGTTCGTGCCGTACAGCGGTGAGCCTGAGCGGATCGGCATCATCGTGTGGCACCTGGCCCGGCCGGATGACGCCGAGTGCATCGAGATGCACGGCGGCTGGTGCGGCGGCGCGGTGTTCTTCGACGTCCCGGCCAACGCGGATGCCAACCGGGAGAAGTGGCAGGTGCAGTCCCTGGATCCGCTGACCATCTCGCCGAGCCTGGCCTGCCACTGCGGGGATCACGGCTTCATCCGGGACGGCCGGTGGGTGCCCGCGTGAAGATCCAGTTCAGCGCCTCCGCGGCCCTGGCACGCGATGCCCGGGTCAGCGAGGGCATGTCGCGGCTGATGGCCTTTTCTGCCAGCCGGGCCGAGACCATGACGCCCGAGGTCGCCGAGGCCCGCAAGAACCGCTCGGTGAACCGGCGGACGGCCGCCTACGGGAGCGGGGGCGCAGGCGGGGCGTCCGGCGGCTTTAGTGATATCCAGTTTGCTACAGGGCGCCCGCGCGATCCCTTGTTTTACTGGAGGCAGAACAACCTTCCGTATGACTTCAGCCAGAACGAGGAGCTGGCCAAGGTCCGGGCCTTCTGCCGGCTGCTGTACCAGACCGACCCGATCATCGGGTCCTGCGTCGACATCTTCTCCAAGTTCCCCACCATGGGCGACCACCTGGAGTGCATGGACCAGCGGCTGGAGGACTTCTACGGCGACCTGTTCTTCGGCGAGGAGCACCTCGACTACGAGGAGTTCACGGTCGATATCGGCCGGGAGTACTGGACCTCGGGCGAGGCCTGGTGCTTTGCCACGTTCAACGAGGACCTGGGCATCTGGGATGACGAGGAGCTGCTCAACCCCGATGACGTCAAGGTCGAGCGCAGCCCGTTCCTGAAGGAGCCGCGTTTCTTCATCCGGCTGCCGTGGACGATCCGGCAGATCCTGCAGACCCGCCAGCCGGCCTGGGAGTACAACCGGCTGGTCTAGGAGTACCCCGAGCTGACCGCCTACACCGCCGAGAACACCTTCATGCCGGTCAGCAACATCTTGCTGAAGCAGCTGAAGTTCAGGGGCGACACCTTTAACGTCCGGGGCGTGCCGCTGCTGACCAGGGCGATGCGCTCGATGCTCCAGAAGGAGATGCTGAACACCGCGCTGGACTCGATCGCCGACCGGCTCTACACCCCGCTGATCTTGTGCAAGCTCGGCGCCAGTGCCACCGACCTGGGCACCTCCCAGCCGTGGATCCCGACCGACGACGACCTGGAGAACTTCGAGCTGGCGCTCGATGCTGCGCTGGCCGGCGATTTCCGGGCGCTGATCTACAACTTCGCCGTGGAGATGCTGCCGGTGCTCGGCCGGGAAAACATGCCCGACCTGACCCCGGACTTCGAGCGGATCGAGGACTCGATCCTGCAGGTGTTCGGCTTGTCCCGCACGTTCCTGATGGGCGCCCAGTCCGGCCAGACCTACGCGGCCGACGCGCTGAACAAGGAATTGGTCACCATGCTGATGACCAAGTACCAGCGCTTCCAGGCCCGGCACTTCAAGCAGCGGGCCCTGGTGGTGGCCGAGGCCCAGGAGCACTACGCCTACCGCGAGCACGGCGGCAAGCGCTACGTGATCATGGAGGAGGTCCTCGAAACTGACGAGGAGTCCGGTGAGAAGCGCCTGGTCGAGCAGCCGAAGCTGCTGGTTCCCGACCGCAAGTTCCAGGTGCTGAACCTCAAGGACGAGGACATGACGCGCCAGTTCATCGAGGCGCTGCGCGCTTCCGGCGTGCCGATCTCCCAGCGCACCCGGACCCGCAACCTGGAGATCGACCTGGACGAGGAGGTGGCCCGGTCCCAGGACGAGGCGGTCGCCCAGATCACCGCGGAGCAGGAGACCCGCAAGCGGGCCTACATCGCGCTGCGCGACGGCGGCTACCCGATCCCGGCGGACCTGCAGCAGGACTTCGCCCCGCTGGCCCAGATCGAGGGGATGCCCGCCGGCGCTTCCCTCGGCGGCATGCCGATCCCCCGGATGGGCACCCAGCCCGGCCCGGCGCTGCTGGCGCTGGCCCCGAGCCCGGAGGACCAGGAGATGGCCGAGCAGGCCGAGCAGGAGGGCGGCGAGATGGCCCTGCCCGAGGGCCAGGACGAGGGCGAGCCCGGCAACCCCGACGACCAGGACCAGGTGCCGCCGGAGTCGAACGAGCAGCGCCCCGGCATGCCGTCCGAGGCCGCCCTGTTCCGGCGCACCGCCCGCACCCGCGAGGAGGCAAAGGGCCGCCCGCTGAAGGCGCACGAGAAGCAGGAGCACAAGACGCCGGTCTACCGCCCTGATGGCGAGCTGCAGGAGGTGCGGGAGTGGACCTCTGAAGATGCGCCCGTCGGTTACAAGGATCCGCGGGTCGTCGGCGTGCGGCGCGCGGTCGGCCTCAAGGACGGCGATGAGTTGCCCGCCGATGCCGACGCGCTATAATCCTTGATAGACAGGTCAGGTCTCGGCTTGGATTGGCGAGGCTAGGCAGTCCCGGCAGGTCCTGGCTGTGCCCGGATAGCAACGTACGGCGTGGCAGTCATCTTGTGGCAGGTCGGGGTTCACCTGGGCGCGTTCCGGCGTGGCAGCCGAGGATGGGCTCGGCGGGGACTGGTTCGTCATGGTAAGGCGGGGCAGCCAAGGCATGGCTTGTCTTGGGCAGCACAGATGGCTCGGCATCGCGCGGCCCGGCAGCCCTGGAATCGCTGGGCCAGCGCGGACAGCGTGGCAGCGCAGCCGGCGCATGGCGAGCCGAGGCGCGGCTGGGCACAGCGAGGCGTGGCTTAGCAGTTGTCGCTCGGATGGGCAAGGCTCGGCTCAGGACGTCAAGGCAGTCGAGGCGAGGTGAGGGTAGGCATGGCGCGGCTTGTCCCGGTGTGGCAAGGCAGTCCTGGCCTGGTGCATCCTGGCTGGGTGCGTGAGGCGAGGCATGGGCGGTCTGGCGGTTATCGCCTGGCGAGGTGCGGCCCATCGCTGCTTGGCAAGGTCAGGACAGCATGGCGGTCATAGCGAGGCTCGGGTGGGCATTGCATAGCTCGGCTCAGCGCGGCTCGGCAGCCGAGGCGCAGCGTGGGTAGGTGTCGCTCGGCGCGGCGAGGCAGTCCGGGTGTTGCGCGGCAGCGCGTGACTGGGCTTGGCAGCCGAGGCGTGGCGCGGCCCGTAATGGCCTGGCTAGGTGAAGCGGGGTGAGGCGGTCAACGCGCGGCCTGGCGAGGCAGGGCACGGTGCGGATCGGCGTGGCGAGGCAGTCTAGGCAAGGCTTCGCACGCATCGGCATGGCCCGGTCGGTATGGCCCGGCAGTCATGGCTGGGCTAGACGGGGCACGGCTTGGCTCGGCAGCCTGGGCTAGGCTCGGCCGGGCGTCGCCCGGACGGGCATGGCCAGGCACGGTAAGGCGGGGCAGTCCAGGCGCGGCTTCGCGCGGTCGGCTAGGTGTGGCGTGGCAAGGCAGTCATGGCGTCGCCGGTCAAGGCGCGGCAGCTCCCGGCAGTCCCGTCGCGTCACATCCCGGAACGGCAAGGCAGGGCACGGCAGTCAGGGCGGGTGAAGCCGGGCAGGGCGTCGGGAGGCGTGGCGAGTCAAGGCAGTCTCGGCATGGTGTGGTCTTGTGCAGAAGGGCTGTGCCCGGCTCGTCTTGGCAAGGCAGGTCTGCCGGGTCTCCTCGGAAGAGGTAGGAGGAGGCCCGGTGGAGCGACGCATCGTCAGGCATTCATCGAGACTGTCGGCTGCCCACGAGACTGGCGCCGATGCTGAGTTCCGCGTCGGCCAGCGCGTGCGCACCCTGGACGGCCTTATCGGCCGGGTCTTGCTGGTCAGCGAGTCATTCGCCGTCGGCAACACGGCGTACCAGGTCGTGCTCGATGACGGCATGGGCGGCGGCAGCTACCTGGCCAGCCAGCTCCGCCCCGTCCCCGAGGCCTACGGCGGCGGCCACCAGGTACCGGCTCACCTGCCGGCCGGGGTGACCGGGGCGTACATCACCGAAGACGAGGCCCGCGAGGCCTGGCGTTCCTCACCCGAGGCCGTTGCCGGCATCAGCGCCGAGGACTACCTCCGGGCCCAGGCCGAGCTGGAGCACACTGCCGACACGGAT